TCTACTTCAAGGTTCGATCTTCTTTGCTTTTCGAGTTGAAGCTCATGCGTTATTATCGCAATCAAATTAGTATATACCATACTATAAATATCAATATAGCTATCCTCAGTGTTCTTCCTGTCGTGGTGTACCAGATCCAGCTCGTCTTCTCGGATTCCGAGTTCTCGCATGGCTTCTACGACATCCTGTGCGACGAATCCATAACAAATGCGCCCATCACCGTCAATCATCCGATACTGAACTGGTTTTAAACGATCGAACAGCTCTGAATGAATATCCGTCTTATTGATCTTGCTCTCACCGAGTGGAAATACGTTTGTTTTGGCGCGGCGATCGGATGTGACCTGTGGGGAGTTTTTAACAATCAAACGCTCCCATACTCTTCCACTATCTCCTAACATAATCTTTTCGGAGTACGCCTTTGTCGGTGCGAACGCTCCAGTATACACTCCTCCAGACCAGCCACAGCCATAAAATTCGACCTCTGCCTGATAACCTTTCTTCTTTGATTCAAGAATAATGCTACCGTTACCAATATCGAGGTTTGCTTTGTTGTTGGCATCCGAGTAAGTATTTACAACAAAAGAATCGTCAACAGCTCCGGCTATAC